ACGAACGCGCGGACGATGATTGCGACGACAGCGACGAGCCGCTGACCCTCTCGCCCCGCACGGACTGGCTGGCCATTGCCGCTGACATTACGGGAGCCGCGAAATGAGCAAGCGTTACACATACTCAACGTGCCTGATGTTTGGCACGGACGGCGAGGCTGACCATTGCGAGATTGACGTGACGGTTTCGTATGAGGTCGCATGGCTCGACGATTGCGGCCAGCGCGGCGAGATTGAGGACATTCGCGTTGAGGCGATTGATTCCGACACGGCGGCAAAAGCCGATCCCGTGGCAGTCGCGGAGGCATTCGACGTGTTCGAGTGCGGGCGTTTTGATGACGCCATGTTGATCCATGCCAGCGAAGAATGGGCAGAGGATTATGCCGATGCCCTTGACCGGCGCGATGAGGCCAAAAGAGAACGCGCGTGGATGGGAGATTATTGATGACCGACATCATCGAAACCATGCGCGGCCTCCGCAATCAGACGATTACGTTTGAAGCCACAATGTCAGCCCTGACCGTTGCAATCGGCAACGTGGAGCGCCTGCCTGATCTGCAACCCGACCAACTTGAACGGCTATGGAAAGCCACGGCCCGTCTGGGTAATGCCGTAGCGGTGAAGTCCGATGAGTGACCGCCCACTTGCCCGCTTTCATAACGGCCAGTTAGAAAAAGATTACGGCGGAATCTATTACCCCGCCTCCCGCTTTGATGTCGTGATGACAATGGTGGTGTTTGGGACAAGGCCCGGCCCAGATGCGGCGCGATACGTCCGCGATTGTCAGACGGCGTTGGTAGAACATAACAAGGCAATGGAGGAAGCCAAATGCGAAGCAGCGACACACTAACGAAAATCAGCCCCGCGCTTGTTAGGGCTATCAATGCAATCGAGGGCGTGAAGAAGGGCGCGGATAACCCGTTCTTCAAATCCAAGTATGCGAACCTTGAAAGCGTGATTGAGGCCGCTCACGGTGCGCTAGAGGCTAACGGGCTGGCGGTTATGCAGGGACCAGGTCCGATGGATGGCAACTGCATCACGCTCACGACGCGCCTTGTTCACGAAAGCGGCGAGTGGATTGAGACTGACTTCTCGCTGCCCGCTGGCAAGATGGACCCTCAAGCGGCAGGCTCGGCAATCACCTACGCCCGTCGATACTCGCTCATGGCCATGCTGAATATGCCAGCCGTGGATGATGACGGGGAAGCGTCTATGCCCCGTAGCACCAAGCCCGGTGAGCCTAAAAACCCGAACGTAAGCGTTCACCCCGAAGGCCCTGACTGGTATAAAACCGAAGGCGCTGGAATGAGTGCAGCCAAGGCTAAGGCCGAGGGGCTTGGCGAGAAGGTCAACCAGTGGCTTGGCGACCTTGAGACGATCCCGACCGTTTCCGCCCTGCGAGACTGGGCAGATCAGAACGGCGACACTATCCGCACCATGCCGAAAGGCTGGCGCATTGAAGTCCGCGAGGCATTCGACCGGCGCGGGCGTGAACTAGGAGCGATGTAATGGCGTATGAGCAAAAGGCTGGAGACATTGCCGTCTTCAAAGAGAAAGACAAACGCAATGACCGTGCTCCCGATTGGCGCGGGAATCTGATTGTCCCTGAAGGCGCAAAGCCCGGCGACAAGCTAGAAGTGGCGTTCTGGGCCAAGGGCGACAACGGAACGATGCTCGCTGGTTCGGTCAAGTTCCCGCAACAGCGGGACGCAGGACCGGCCCGTGAAGCCCCGCCGCAACGTGGTGCGTCGTTCTCAGACGATTTCCCGTTCTAGGTCATGACTGACCGCGCTATAGTCACGCTCCGCACTCAGTCCGACCGCGATAAGGCGGCTAGATGGGCGCAGGGCGTGGCTTTAGGCTCAAAGGTGGTGTTTCATGGACCAGGACGCACAATCTCTCAAAACGATGCCCTTCACGCTGCTATCGGAGACATTGCGAGACAGAGGGATTATCACGGGGTCAAGCTGCCGGTCAGGGAGTGGAAGCTCTTATTTCTGGACGCCTTGGACCGCGACACACGGATGCTACCCAACCTCGACGGAACGGGGTTCGTCAGTGTCGGCAAGTCCACATCGGCCTTGAGCAAGGAAGAATTCACCGGCCTTCTCTCCATCGTTTACGAATGGGGAAGCCGCAACGGTATAATCTGGACGGACAAGCCCGATGAATGACCCGCTATACGCAGCCCGCTCCTACTCCTGCGAGAAAAGCCGCAACGCCAGAGACGCGTGGTTAGCTTTTCGCGCCAGCCAAGGGATGCCAGTCATTCAGCATTTGGACCGTTTCGACGCCGTGCCGCATAGCTTTCAAAAGCAATGGGCCGCTGCTAGAGACAAGCGGCTAACCCGCTAGACCATTTTGGAGGAAATGGAATGGACGACACATGGCACACCGAGTTGTTGCAGGACGGGGACCGCTGGTCATTTACCCTGACGCAGAATGGTATCCTGCACGTCGAGAGGCTCAACTATCGCAGTCGGGAAGCCGCGCTAAAGGCCGCTGACTGGCATCGTGCGCCAATGAGCGAGCGTCCGTCGATTGCGGATGAATTGGAAAGGCTGGGGCTGTGACCACGATGCTGGAAAAGGCCGCGCGAGCGTTGTTTGACAGTTATGTGCGCTTGTCGGGCATGGATGCTGACGAGGCGGAACCTTATTGGCTCGCACAACAAGAGGGTTTCGTTTCGAGCGCCCGCGCTGCCCTTCAAGCTATAAGGGAGGTTGACAAGAAGACGTTTCGAGCTGGTGAAATGGCAATGCCGGGATACAACGACTGCGGACCCGGAGAGCCTTGGTTGGCTATGATCGATCACATTTTGAGCGAGGATGGCAAGTGAAGGCGGTGGCATATTCTTGGGTCTGGCGAGGCAATGAACCTCGGTGGTTTCCGCTGTCAGACCGATACGGCGAGGCAGGCTTAGAACAGTCGTGGCGGGCATCAAACCAATCGCTGCGCCTGAGATACGACAACGGACAACTGTGCGTATTCAGGCCCAAGCCAAACCCTTGACCACCAAGCCCGCTAAACCATTCAGGCACTCGGTTAAAAGAGGGAACCGAGGGGCGGGAAACAACGGGTTCACCGCCGTCCCGCCCAGCCTGTCTAACCAACGTGGAGGCGTTTTGTATATCATCGGCTCATTCGACCGCTTTTTCTCCGGCTACATCCGCAAGGAATACACCCGCGACCTAGAGGACGGACACGGGCAATATCTCCCTTGCATCATCCACGGCCTGAGAGTGGTGCAAGGCAAGTGCCTAGAGTTTCAATGCGTCCTGACTGAGTACGGCGCCGGGGCCGGGTTCCTCGCCCCGATTGAAGCCTTCTGCTGGAAAATCCCCGACAAGCCTCGCGCCCCGAATGCGCAGATTGATTACACCTATGTTCAGCCTTGGGACTGTTTCTCAAGTGAGTTTGGCGTTCATGCGTTTGAGTTCCATCGGCGCATGAAGGCGCAGATTCTGCCGGATCGGCGCGTTGCCAGGTATCGGTTCTCAATCGACTTCACCGGCTCATCGCTTGCGGATATGAGCGAGCAACATAAGCATCTGCACGTCATGGAGATGGAGGACGGCACGATAGGCGCGTTCCCGAACAATCGCGTTTTGTGGGTCGAGCCTGCAATGTGGCGTGAACCGTTTACCGAACGGCCTGATTTCAAGGCGCTGTCTGGCGAATGGATGGCGGAATGAAAGGCCCACCCGTACCGATCCCGCCTTACACCGGCACCAGGTTTGACCCGCCTCATGCGTGGTTGTTTGCCAAAGGCATTTATGGCCCGCCTGACAATAGGCCATGTCCGGAATACCCGCGCATCACGAGAGAACAGGCGAAGGCATGGGGATTGACCCGACAAGCCCTCTAATGCATCATCCACCCCGCTCTAAGGCCCCGCTACGGCTTAAGCCTAGACGCAAACCAAAGGCCACAAGATGACATTGGCAGATTTCGCTAAAACCATTTTGCGGCCCGCAACTCTCAGAATGGTCGGCCTTCCAAACACCAAGGAAGGAAACGCAGCCTTAGACAAGATTGTCGAAGGATTGAAGCGTGAGTAACCTAGAAAAGGTGCAAGCCGTTCTGTCCTACGTTGAGGGCGGAATGAGCGAGCGGGCCGCTTGCGAGGAAGTAGGCATCAGCCGCTCCACATTTAGGACAACGGCGCTAAGAGCCTCAGCGGGCGACCAATACGCACGCGCGCTTGAAGGCTTGGCCCTCGACCAGATCGAGAAACTTGAGCAGACCATTCAGGATATGCGGGACGGAAGCCTTGACCCTGCCATTGGCCGGATTGAGGTTGATGCTCGCAAATGGTTTGCGTCTAAGTTCCTGCCCAAGCAATTTGGCGACAAGCTGCAACAGGAAGTCTCTGGCCCTGACGGCGGCGCTCTCACGGTCACATGGCTGAAGCCCGAGTAATCCCCTACGCCCCTCGCCGGGTGTTCCTGCCGTTCCATAACCGGACGCAACGCTTTGCAATCGGCGTGGCTCACAGGCGATGTGGTAAGACCGTGGCTTGCATCAATGACAAGATCAAACGAGCCATTGAGAGCGACAAGCCCAACTACCGCGCTGCGTACCTCGCTCCGTACCTGAAGCAAGCCAAGGATGTGGCATGGGACTATCTCAAGCGATACAGCCAGCCGATATGGTCCAAGCCTCCGAATGAGAGCGAACTGTATGTCGAGCTAATCGGCGGCAAGCGCATCAAGATTTACGGCGCCGACAACCCGGACGCCCTGCGTGGTGGATACCTGGATGATGCGACGCTGGATGAATACGCTGATATGTATCCCGGCATCTTTGGCTCGATCATCCGCCCCATGCTGGCAGACCGGCAGGGCACAGCTACGTTTATCGGAACGCCAAAGGGACGCAATGCGTTCTTTGACCTGTTTGAGCGGGCGAAGACGGACCCCGATTGGTTCCCATTTTTCCTGCCTGCGTCTGAGACGGGCATTCTACCCCAGTCTGAACTGACCGCTGCTGCTAGGGAAATGACGCCAGAGCAGTATGAGCAGGAGTTCGAATGCTCATTTGAGGCGGCAATCATTGGCGCTTACTACGGTAAGGACGTTGCCGAGAGCGAGCGGGCCGGACGGATTACCGACGTTCCGTATGACCCAAGCTTGCCGGTCTATACCACTTGGGACTTGGGCATTGGCGACAGCACGGCCATCTGGTTCTGGCAGGCTCATGGCCCTGAGATACGGGTGATCGACTTCTATGAGGCCAGCGGGGAGAGCATTGAGCATTACGCCAAGGTGCTACACGCCAAGCCCTATCGGTATGAGACGGACTGGGTTCCGCATGATGCGAGGGTACGAGAGCTAGGCACGGGACGCACCAGGATCGAGACGATGATGGCGCTAAAGCTTAAGCCTAAGCTGGTTCCCAATCACAAGGTGCTGGACGGTATCAACGCCGGTCGCGTCCTGTTCCCGCGCATCTGGTTTGATCGTGAGAAGGCCAAGGCGGGGCTTGAGTGCCTGCGCCAGTATCGAGCGGACTATGACGAGAAAGCCCGCGTGTTCCGTGACGGGCCTAAGCACGATTGGACTAGCCACGCTGCCGATGCGTTCCGGTATCTTGCGATGGCGTATCGTGAAATCAAGCCGGAGGTGAAGGCTGCGGACAAGCCGGTCCTTGGCGTCCGTGATATGACGTGGGATGACTTGATGGCCGGACAGCCTTCTAGGGCAAGGCATGAGAGGGCATGATGGACCGATACGATCCTAACCATCCTATGAACTGTGCGCCCTACCCGTCGCGCTCCGATAAACCGTGCGCGTCGTGCAGCTCTTGCCGTGCTATTCCGACCGGGCACAGATGCGAAAGGTTTTCATGGCTGATACGCCAACCCAACGACGTTGGGTGCAGTCAATACCGCGCATGATCGTTCTATCGACAAGCGGACCCTTGCACGATATGTTCGCGCAATCGCTTGCGAGGGGCTATGGCTTCCACAGAACCTGAGAATGAGGCCGTTACGCTCGTCACCAAATGGATTGACGAGATAAACCTTGCCGAGCAAGAGCTACAGCCGTGGTGGCGGGCTGGCGATGTTATCGTGCGTCGCTACAAGAACGAGAACCGGAATCGTGGTGGCGGGCGTCCGTCTGTGGACTACCTCGCGCGGCGTTTTGCGGTGCTGTGGTCTAACGTCTCGACCCTTCAGCCTGCTATCTACGCCAAGCAGCCCAAGCCGATGGTGGATCGCCGCTATCGTGACGAAGACCCGGTTGGCAAGGTTGCGTCTGATGTGCTGGAGCGGGCACTAGGGTTCAGCCTCGACCAGTATGATTTCGACGGACGCTTAAAGCATTGCGTTCTGGACTATCTTCTGCCGGGCCGTGGTCAGGTTTGGGTCCGCTACATCCCGCACATGAAGGCGCTCAACGCCGAGCAAGACCCTGAACTGGGCGAGGGCGAGGAAGACGCGGACCGTAGTGAGGTTGGCGAGGTCGAGACGCCGGAAGCGACCGAGGAAGTTGTTTACGAGGAAGTCCAATGCGACCACGTTGCGTGGAAAGACTGGCTGACCAATCCCGCGCGTGAATGGGCAGAAGTCCGGTGGGTGGCTCGCCGGGTCTATATGACCAAGGCTGAGTTGGTGGAGCGGTTTGGGGCTGAAAAGGCCAAGCTAGTCCCGCTCTCGACCATGCCGACCGGCACTGACACGGCCACGGATGCCCAACGCCAAGCCAACAAGACGGCTGAGGTCTATGAGGTATGGGACAAGCCAAGCAAGACGGCGTTCTGGCTGTCCAAAGGCGTAACCACTAGCGTTCTGGATGAGCGCGAAGACCCGCTTGGCCTGCGTGAGTTCTTCCCCTGCCCTGCGCCGCTCAATGCAACGGTCGGACCGGATAGCACAATCCCGGTTGCTGATTACGTCATGTACCAGGACCAGGCCGAGGAACTGGACGAACTAACCGCCCGTATCGGCAAACTGCAAGACGCGCTGCGGATGGTTGGTGTCTATGCCGGTGAAGCCAATCGTGAGCTTCAGTTGGTGTTTTCGCCGGGCAATGAGAACAAGCTAATCCCAATCGACACGTTCGACCTTTGGAAAGAGAAGGGCGGCGTTAAGGGCCTGATTGAGTGGGTTCCGGTGGATATGGTCATCCAGACGCTCAAAGGCTGCTACGAGGCTCGCGGGCAAGTCCTGAATGACATTTACCAGATCACCGGCCTGTCAGACATTATCCGAGGCGAGAGCAACCCGAACGAAACGGCCACGGCTCAACGGCTGAAAGGCCAATGGGGTAGCTTGCGTGTTCGTGACCGGCAGCGCGACCTTCAGCGGTTTGCGCGTGATGCTATCCGGCTCAAAGCGGAAATCATCGCGGAGCATTTCAGCATCGACACGCTGAAGGCCATGACGAACGTCAAGCTCCTGACTGCGGCTGAGAAGGCCCAGATTGAGCAGATCATGCCGCTGATCCAGCAAGCGGAGCAACAAGGTTTGCCGGTGCCTCCCGGTCTCGCTCCTACGCCGGATATGATGGAGCTTATGTCTCAGCCGACATGGGATGAAGTGCAGGCGCTGCTTAAGAACGATGCCCTGCGCTCATTCCGCATTGACGTTGAGACGGATAGCACCGTCGAGCCGGATGAGAACGCGGCTAAGGCTGCGTTTACGGAGTTTACGGGCGCGGTTGTTGGCCTGATGACGGCAGCGGCTGGCATTGTCCCGACTGCGCCCTATACGGCTCCGCTCTTTGCTGAAATCCTCAAGCAGGGCGCACGGACGTTCAACGTTTCGCGGGCTATGGAGGACGTGATCGACAAGGTGTTTGAGCAGGCCGAGGCCGCGCCTCCTGCCCAGCCGCCCGGTCCCCCGCCTCCCGATGAAAGCGCCATTCAGGTGGAGCAACTGAAGTCGCAGACGGCTCAAATGCAAGCCCAGATCGAGCAACAGCGGACGCAAATGGAAGGCCAGCTTGGAGAGGCTGAACTTCAACTGAAAGGGCAGGAGTTGCAGGTCAAGGCGGCTGCGCTTGCCCGTGACCCAACGCCTCAAGGAAGTGCGTGATGGCTGATCAAACCCTTAACGAAATCCTCTATCAGGCGGCTGCAATGTATATCGGTGGCGATGTGTCGGGTCTTCCCTTTAACGAAGTCGTGCGACGGGCTGCGGCTCGTTACATCGCTGGCGAGGGCGGGGTGACGGACCTTTCCGCAGCGCCCGCGTTCTTCGATGACTTCTTGTTTGCTTCGACTGAGACGGGCGAGATTGGTGAGCTTGGATGGGGTTTCGCTAGCGGAACGTGGAACCTTATCAATGCCGCGTCCAATCACCCTGGCATCTGCCGCCGCACCTCGACAGCGGTTATTGGCGCGGTCGCATCGGTCTTTCCTGGTGGAGGCGGCGCGACGGTAAACATGATTTTCGAGCAACTCGACGAAATCAGTTGGGTGGTTCGGGTGCCGACAACGGTTGCCAACGTGGATATTCGCATTGGTCTGGCAAACGACTTTACGGCCAACCCGCCGATCAATGGCGCGTATTTTGAGAAACTGTCGGCGGATACGAACTGGTTTGGTGTTGGCCGCGTCGCCAACGTCGAAACGCGGACTGACACCGGCGTTGCGGCAGCGGCTGACGCATGGCTGAATTTCAGGCTGCGCCGCGTAAGCGCAACTGTGCTTGGGTTCTCGGTCAATGGCGGGACAGAAATTGAGGTGGAAGGCAATATGCCGATTGATTCCACGGCGTTGCTGCACGGTTTTCACATTATCCCGACTTCCCTTAGTGCACGGTCGCTGGACGTTGATGCGTTTGCAATGCTCCTTAACCCCAATACGCGGTGATTGATGAGCCGAGCGACGTATAGAAAGTGCCAGTCCTGCGGCGACATTCATGAAGTCTCCGCATGGCCTCGCACTTGCCTAGAGCAGTTTCGCAAAGCCCGCTCCGATTTGCCGATGCCCTACATTCGGGCAGACGGCATGGACCCAATCATCAATCACGCCAACGGGCTGATGTACGACAGCCGGTCAGCCTATGAGCGCGGCGTGAAGGATGCTGGCTGCGAGATTATCGGCGGCGAGCGGAGCGAGCCTAAGCCTCGGCCTCAGTTGAGCGACCGAGAGCTTAAGCAGGATATCAAAACGGCAATGGATCAGGTGGAGGCCAGACTATGAGCGACATGGAAGACGACATTCGGGCGGCAATGGCCGAGGTTAGCGGAAACGCGCCAGAGCCTGCGCCAGTTGAGGAAGTGGTGGTTGCGCCGGAAGCAATCATCGCGGAGGAAACGCCTCAAGATGACGGCGATAAGGCTTCCGACGGGCGCGAGCGCGGGCCTGATGGGAAGTTTATTGCCAAACAGCCGGAAACGGCGCAAGATACTACCGACCAGCCCTCAGAGGCAGTCGCGGAACCTGCTGCAAAGCCTGCCATCCGCGCCCCCGCTTCATGGTCGCCTGCGGCTAAGGCCACGTTCGATAAACTGCCCCCTGAAGTGCAACAGGCCGTTGCCAAGCGAGAGCAGGAAATCGACCACGGACTGCGGCGCAAGTCTGAGGAAGTGAAGCGGTACGAACCGCTGGAACAGATCATCGCCCCGCGCCGCGCTATTTGGGCTGCACAAGGGATGGATGAGGCTTCAGCCATTCGGACGCTTCTTGCGGCTCAAGACCTTCTTGAGAAAGACGCGGTTCAGGGCATTCAGTTTCTGGCCAAGTCCTATCAGATTGATTTGAGCCGTTTGGCCCAGCCGCAGGGACAGCCATACCAGGCCCAGCCCGCACCGGACAGCCACCCCGAGATTGCTCACCTGAAGCAGCAACTCCAAACCCTGCAAGCCCAAGTCCAGACGGCGCAAACCGCACCGTTGGTTAGCCAGATCGAGGCATTCCAGAACGATCCCGCCAACCTGTATTTCGAGAACGTCCGCGACGATATGGCGGTCCTTCTGAATAACGGGAAAGCGTCGGACCTGAAGGAAGCCTACGATATGGCTTGCTGGATGAGGCCGGATATTCGCCCGTTCCTGCAAACCGCGCAGGCACCGGCAGTTCCAATGCAGGACAAGGCAGCGCAAGCGCGACGGGCGGCAGTCAGTGTCACGGGATCGCCGGGTCAAACGGCTATCCGCAAATCAAATGGATCAATCGAGGACGATATTCGAGCGGCTTTCGATGAAGTCGCCGGTACGGCCTAGGAGAAGTTAAATGACCTCCCCGAATGTTTCGGAAATCGCCACCACTACCCTGCGTAATCGCACGGGCAAGCTGGCGGATAACGTCACGCAGAACAACGCGATTCTGTCGCGCATGAACCGTCGCGGCACCATCAAGCCGGTGTCCGGTGGTCGGACCATCCTGCAAGAACTCGAATACGCTGAGAACGTCACTTATCAGCGGTACTCGGGTTATGAGGTGCTGAACATCTCGCCTAGCGACGTGTTCACCTCGGCTGAGTTTGACTGGAAGCAAATCGCCGTCAACGTGACCATGAGCGGTCTGGAGCAACTGCAAAACTCCGGCGTTGATGCCATCATCGACCTGCTGGCCTCGCGTATCAAAAACGCCGAGAAAACCATGCAGAACGGTGTGGCCGAAGACCTGTACTCCAACGGTACGGCGTCGGGCGGCAAGCAAATCGGTGGCCTTCAGCTTCTTGTGGCTGACGATCCGACCAGCGGCACCGTGGGCGGCATCAACCGTGGAACGTGGAATTTCTGGCGTAACCAGAAGTTTCAGGCGACCTCGGACGGTGGTTCGGCTGCTACGGCGGCGAACATCACCCGATACATGAACACCCTGTATCGCCAATGCTCGCGCGGTACCGACAAGCCCGACCTGATCCTGTGCGACGATAACTATTTCGGCCTGTACGAATCGTCGCTGCAAGACATTCAGCGCATCACGCAGCCGAATGAGGCTGACGCCGGTTTCGTGTCCCTGAAATACAAGGGCACGGATGTTGTGTTTGACGGTGGTTACGGCGGGGCTTGCCCTGACAACCACATGTACTTCCTCAACACCGGCTACATCCACTGGCGTCCTCACAAAGACCGCAACATGGTCCCGCTTGAGGAAGTCCGGTCGATCAACCAAGATGCCATGGTCAAGCCTATCGTCTGGGCCGGTAACATGACGCTCTCCAACGCCTTCCTTCAGGGCGTTCTGTTCCAGTCGTAATCTCTCTCGAAAGGAGAACACATCATGGCATCGACTGCCGCTACGGTCTTTTCGACCATTCCGCTTGTGGGGATTGATCTGGACGACAAATCCTCGACCCCTGCGTTCGCCGTCAACCTTCGCGTTTACGGCAATGATGGCCGCAATCACATTTATGTGCGGGCATCGGAAGCTCTGTCCTCGACCGAAACCATCAAAATCGGCACCAACGGCTCTGCGTCGTCGGATGCGGGTTCGGCTGGTTGGACGACCAACACGACGGGCGGCGTTACCGCTGGCCAATACTTTTGGGCCAAGCGCACCGCCCTCTAGTCCTTGCGCCTGCCCTAGCCTCCACTGGGGTTAGGTGTTAGCTTAACGGCCTCCGGTTCCGACCGGGGGCCGTTTTGCATTGGAGGATGCTGTGAGAATTGCGAGCCAAGCTGGCCGATGGCATGGGTCTTGCTACACTGACGGGTTTCCGCTTGCTATTGTCATTGCGGACAATGACCGGCCAGATTTGCCGATGCAAGACAAGCCTATATCGTTGGAGGATATGCACGACCTTCGATATGTGCTGGACCGTATGATTGCCCGTTTGGAGCCGTTGGACCGATGATCAACGTCGTTAGTGTCCGCGTCGGGGACAAATACGGAATCGAGTACGTCACCCGCCTTCACGACGGCATTGCCCGCCATCTGGACGAAGAACAAGCCCACTATTGCGTAACAGACCGTCCGGGCGAACTGCCCGAAGGCATTACGGCTATTCCTAGCAATCCCGACTTGCCCGGATGGTGGGCAAAGGTCGGCTTGTTTTCCCGTCGTATGCCTTGGGACGATGGGGCGGAGGTTCTGTATATGGACCTCGACGTATGCGTGACCGGCAGGCTTGAAGGCTTGCAACACGGCATCATCAAAGATTGGCATTGGCCAACCTATAACAGCAGCGTCATGCGGTGGTGCCACGGCGAACATGCGGACATTTGGAAACGCTTTACCTCAGACGTAATCGACCGCCCTACGGAGAGCCTTAAGGGCCTTCTCCCTGCCGGTCAGGTCAATGGCGGGGATCAAGAGTGGATTAGCCAAGTCAGCGCGTGGGAAACGTTCCCCGCCGATATGTTCGTGTCCTACCGGGATGCGGTCGCATGGCCACCGGAAGGCTGCAAGGCGGTCATTTTTCACGGCTCGCCTAAGCCGGATGAGGTGACGGAGGGGTGGGTTCCTGGTGTGTGGAAAGTCGGAGGCTACACTGCGTTCCCCGAACTGAAAGGCATGAACGTCTCCCATGAGTTTGCCTATGGCAACGTCAAGGCCAACGTGCTGCGTGATTTGCCGTGGTTCTCGGGCTTTGGAGAGCAGGACAAGGGGTGCGTCATCGTTGGTGGCGGTCCCTCAATGCGGGACAGTCTGCAAGCCATCAAGGACCACCGTAAGCGCGGCCTAAAGGTCATCACGGTGAATAACGCGCTGTCGTATCTGCATGACCGAGGCATTACGCCGGATGCTCATGTGATGTTGGACGCGCGGGAAGAAAATCTGTCGATGGTGGAAAACGCGCCTAAGTCCGTGCGCTATTTCCTAGCCTCGCAGGTTCATCCGTGCGTGTTTGACGCGCTTTCGAGGCATGATGTTGTGCTGTGGCATAACGGCATGGGTTCGGGTGACGAATTGCTGGAAATCATCAAGCCGTGGTTTGACGAAGGGCCTAACCAAAAGCCGTGCGTTCTTGTTCCCGGTGGCGGCACGGTTGGCCTTCGCGCAATCAATCTGGCGTGGCTGTCTGGATATAAGAAGGTGCATCTGTATGGATTTGACAGTTGCTATCAGGACGGAGCGCACCATGCGTATGGCCAAAGCCTGAATGACGGCGAGCCAACGCAGGAGGTGGTTATGGCCGATAAGACGTATATCTGCGCTCGCTGGATGATCCGTCAGGCTGCGGAGTTCCAGCAGCAGTATCAGTATCTGCGAGATCGAGGCGTTAAGGTGATTGCTCACGGTAAAGGGCTGATCCCCGACATGGGAAGGTTGCTGTCAAAATGATGTGGGTTTTAGGGTTTCTGGCTATCTGGATTTGCTGGATTGCCGTTGTGGCGATTGTGATGGACCGCCGATGAGCAGCCAATACCATGAGCGCAACGACAACGACCGGCGCAAGGCATGGGCAACGCTTAAATGGTTTCCAGAGCGGCTGACGGACGCTGACCGAGCGCTTTTGCTGCTGGACGAACCGGACTTCTGTCATCCGGTCGATGTTCAACGGCACATGTATGATGAGCGGGGATTTGCCAAATGAAGCTAATCGACGGCCTTTGGTGGCCTGATTTTGACGTTCGATGCCGTGCCGTAGTGATGGACGAATGTGCCGCCGCCATGCCTCTCGTTCTGCCGTTGGTGACGGAAAAGCGGGTTTGTGTTCAAGCTGGTGGCAATGTCGGAGTGTATCCGCTGGCGCTGTCAAAGGTGTTTGGGGAAGTCATCACGTTTGAGCCGGATGAAGACAATTTCGAATGCCTGCACAAGAACGTCGCTCATGACCAAGCCCGGGTGTATTTTGCGGCGCTAGGGTCGGAGCCTGGTTGGTGCGGTGTGCATCGGATCGACACGGACAACTGTGGTTCACACAAGACGCTGCCGGGAACGGTTGTTCCCGTGCAAACCATAGACAGCCTAAACCTCGACCAGTGCGATTTGATATGGCTGGACATTGAAGGGGCCGAGGCTGACGCCATTAAGGGCGCACTAGCGACAATCGAGAAATTTTCGCCTATCATAGTCCTTGAGGAAAAGGGACTTGGCCCGAAAGCCGGTCTGCCCGGTTATTCTCGCGTGATGCGGATTGGAAATGACACTGTGTATCGGAGGACATAGATGGATTATGTAGCGCCAGACGGACGGGACCGGATTATCCCGCGTTTCCATATCAAGCCCGTTCGAAACAACTTCCTCTCCGAAAAGGAAGGGCGCGAGGTGTGGAACGACGTGGAGTACGTTGAACTGATCGTGCCGGGCGATAACAAGAACATCGTTGACGTGGCCGTGAAGGACGAACACCGCGAACGGTGGCCGACTAAGTACGCTGCGTTTAAGGCAAACATGGAAGCCCCGGAAAGCGGCACTCCGCTTGAGGAATGGGCGGGCGTGGGGCGTAGTCAGGTCATTGAGCTTAACAGCGTCCATATCCGCACCGTGGAGGCTCTGGCCGGTCTGTCGGACAGTCAGCTTGCCAAGTGTGTTCCGATGGGCGGGCAGGCTTTGCGCGCGAAGGCTCAACGGTTTATCGAGCAAACAGACGCAGAGAAGCCGTTTGCGGAAATGAGTCAGCGCATTCGGGAGCTTGAGGAAAAGTTGGCCCTCGCACTTGAGGCTAAAGCAGAGAAGGAACCAGCATGAGCGGTCTGGAACGAGACGTGATGTATAAGCCCGGAGCGACGTTCTTTAAGGACGGCAAGTTCCTCATGTTCCGCTATCAGGCGGATTCGTCGTCCGTCATCGGCCCGCGTGTTGCGACCGAAGCGGACAAGAGGGCGCACGGCGCGGAATATGATATGTACCTGAAGGAAGCCTTCAACTATGCGCCGGTTGAGGCTTTCGACCATGACGACAATGGAGAGCCTGGAGGGGCTGCCGAACCCGTAGAAACCCCTCCGCTCCCCAAGCGCGGACGCCCGAAGAAGGTCTAAGCCGTGAACCTTTTGCAGATCGTCCAGCGGGCTTGCCGCCTGCTTTCGATTCCGGTTCCTACCGAAGTCGTCAACTCGACTGACACTCAGGTCCAGCAACTTTACGCGCTGGCCAATGAGGAGGGGGACGAACTAGCGGGGACGTATGATTGGCAAATCATGCGCCGTCAGCACTTGTTCAATACGGTGGCAAGCGCGGTCCAATCCAGCGCCATTCCGGCAGGCTTTGATCATTTCATTGCCAACTCGTTCTTCAACCGCACGACCATGCGGATGATTTACGGGCCGATCACTCCGCAAGAGTGGCAGGCTATCCAAGCGCAGCCCCAACTCAACCGCGTGTTTCTGGCGTTTGTGGAGCGTGACGGGCAGTTCCTCGTGACCCCGACGCCTCCGGCTGGTCAGGAAATCGCATACGAGTACGTCACGAAATATTGGGCAAAGTCCGATGCGGGTGTGCCGCAGGCTGAGTTTCTGGCTGACACGGACGAGACGTATCTTGACGACAAGCTTTTCCCGCTTGGCCTGCGTTGGCGCTTCCTAAAGTCCAAGGGGCTGGATTATGCGGAGGACTTCAAAACCTACCAATCCGAACGCAATCAACGCATGGCCCGCGATGGTGGGAATGGCGTAATCGACACGGCGGGCGGTGGTTACTACGGCTGGGCCACGAACATCATGGAGGGAAATTTCCCCGGATGATCTACGTTGAAATGAACGCCGGTTACAAAACCCTGATCGACGATCAGGATGCTGACCTTGCTTGCTATAAGTGGCGCACGTCTTGCCTCAAATGGGGGCCGTATGCCTACCGCGAAGAACCGATGGTTAAGGGGGTGCGCGGGAAATGCGTTTCCTTAAGCCGAACGATTGCCGAGCGCATGGGCATGGATTTGTCCAACAAGGCTATGCAAGTCGATCACGTCAACGGCAATCCTCTTGATAACCGCCGCGAAAACCTACGCCTGCTGTCGGCTTCGGATAACAGCCGCAACCAGAAAGACCGGAAAGACAATACGTCTGGCTTTAAGGGCGTTCATTACGACCGTGCGCGTGACAAGTGGTTGGCTTTCATAAAGGCCGACGGCAAGATGAAGCATCTAGGCCGTTTCAAAACGATAGAGGAAGCTAAAGCGGCTCGGTTGGCTGCGGAAGAATCCTGGTCGGTCCAGCCGCGTCGGGGCACGGCATGATTCTCGCCCTGACCATCTCCGACACCAAGAACCAAGAGACGCAGCGCAAGAAGATCAACGCGCTGCTTTCGGTGTATGGGCCGGGCTATGGTTCGACGTTGCCAGACGCTGCGGACAGCCCAGACGGGCGGTTGTTCTATATTGGCTCGCAGGGCTATCAGAACCGTTCGGGAGCATGGGTCGCGCTATGAGACAAGCCGCACAGCGATATGGTCGCCAGCCTTTGCGGGCTCTATCTCAACAGCGGGTGTCTATCGGACGCGCCGTTCCCGCTCCTGTTGGAGGATGGGATGCACAGTCCCCGTTGGCCAATATGCCTGCGGAAAACGCGGTCATTCTCGACAATTTCATTCCTCGCGCCGGTTATGTCGAACTGCGTAAGGGCTATGTGCCGTGGCAAGAAGGCCTGCCCCTGCCGACTGAATCAATCTTGGTCTGGCGCGGTGGCACGGCATCGGTTGCGGACGACATTTTTGCAGCGTCGGGCGGCTCGATCTACGACGTAAGCAATCAAAATGACGCGCCGGTTGAGGTGTTCTCTGGCGCTGGCAACGCTCGCTGGCAATGGATCAACTTTGCCAATGACGCGGGGACATTCCTGATTGCAGCCAACGGGTCAGTTGATCCGATCTATTACGACGGGTCCGCGTTTGCCTCTACGGTCATCACAGGGTCAGCCGGGGTGATTACCCTCGACCCTCGCACGTTGATTGACGTGATGGATCATAAGGGGCGGCTGTTCTTTGTGCAGGAAAACAGCCTGCGGACGTGGTTTCTTGAGCCGTTTGCTATTCAAGGGGAAGCTAACCTTCTCGACCTTGGGCCTATTTTCGACAAAGGCGGCTCGATTCTCTGCCAAGCCACTTGGACGCTGGACGGCGGTTCCGGTGCCGATGATCTAGCAGTGTGGGTGACGACGCAGGGTCAGGTGGCCGTGTATCAGGGCCTCGACCCTTCGGACGCGGCTAACTGGGCATTGGTCGGTGTCTATGACCTTGGTCTGCCACTCTCGCGCCGGTCGCTTATCAAGTATGGTTCTGACCTGGTTGTGCTGACGACTGACGGCGTAGTGCCGCTTTCGCAGGCCCTGAAACTAGACCGCGCTCAAGAGAACCTTGTGGCGCTGACGCAGAAAATCCAGAACGCTTTTCAGCAAGCGACCAACCGCTATCGCGGCAACTTCGGATGGGAAGGGGCGCTTTATCCAAGGGGAACTCTGGCGATTTTCAACGTCCCGACTGCCGATTTAACGCGGTCGGAGCAATATGTGCAGAACGTCCAGACTGGCGCATGGTGCCGGTTTACGGGCATCAATGCGTTCTGCTGGGCCGTGGCTAACGATCAAATGTATTTCGGCGCGGCTGATTCGGTTTGTCTCTGGGACACCGGATATGCCGACAATACGACCGGCATTGTCGGGGACATTAAGACGGCCTTTAACTATTTTGGATCGCGCGGCAGTCTGAAAAAGTTTGAGATGCTTCAGCCTGTGTTGCGGGTTGGCGCGGACCTGGCACCAGCAGTCGAAATCGTCACGGATTTCAGAGAGAAGATTCCAACGGCAGTCCCTACGACGATTAGGACCACGGGCGGTCGATGGAACACCGGATTGTGGGACGTGGCAACGTGGGCAAACACCGTTGAAACGCGGGATAGTTGGACAAGCGTTACAGGTATTGGTTATTGCGGTGCGGTTCGCATGAGGGTGGGGCCGTTGCCTGTTGTGGACATTGACCTTGGCGTGGATGATGACACGTCGCTTGCCTATGAGGCAGACGGCATCATTTCCATGCAAGCGGCTCGGAACACGAACGCGCCTTGTGAGATTATCGCGTTTAATCTGAAGTACGAGAACCAAACGGGCGGGCAACTTTGAGGCTGGTTTCCGGCCCGTTTTCCCCGTTAGTCGCTCAATGGGTAGCGGATCAGATTGGGCATGGTCTGGACTGGGGGCCGTGCGAAGCTATCGGGGTGGTCGATAAGCATGACAATCTCATTGGTGGCGTGGTTTTTAACGCCTATCAGCCCCAATACCGCAACATAGAGGTCAGTTTTGCCGCTACACGGGCGAACTGGTTGACGCCTAACCTCGTGACGGGCATACTTAGCTACGCATTCGATCAACTCGATTGCAACCGGATCACCAGTCTCACGCCGAAGAAGCTGCGTAAGGCTCGCCAGTTCCTCCAAAAGTTTGGGTTCAAACACGAGGGGACTATCAGGGCGGGCTATGGCGACGACGATTGCATCATTTCTGGGCTTCTGGCGAGTGAGTGGCGAGAGCATCGGTTTCGGCGCGAACCGTCCAATGTCGCCCGTTGAGAAGGTCGCTGACCGTTTGAACGCAAAGCCCTTCGGCTTTGGCAATGTCCTTCACCTTCTCACCATTTGCACGGCGGCGGATAAAGTCAGCGGACATTTCGCGCGTCACTTTGGACAGCCGGTGACGGTCTTTAGCGCCAGCGCGCAAGCGGCCCTTAGCGATTTTGTCCGCAGCATTGTTAGCGGGCGTTCCAAGCCACAAGTGATCAGGATTCACGCAGGCGGGAGTGTCGCACTTGTGCAGTACATGAAGCGCGCCAATCGGTCCTTTATGCTCACGGTAAGAAAAGCGATGGGCAAGGATGGTTCCGTCGCTGCGGGACTGCATGAAAACGCCGTACCCAGCATGGTTTATGCCTGCCGCCCACAGCCAACATCCGCTCATCGCGTCATGGTGAACGTGGCGCATAAATCGGTTCATATGGTCCATAGACTTACCGTATCAACACACACGGCGTCCGTCAAATGAGTAAGCCTCGTCCTCCCGCTGCTCCGGACCCGGTCCAGCTTGCTAATGCTCAGGGGGCCGCCAATACGGCGACCGCGCGGGAGCAGCAGAGATTAAACATGATCTCGACCAGCGGCCCACAAGGGACCGTGCGTTATATTGCTGACGCGTCTGCGCCTGGTGGCTATCGCCAAGAGACGGCACTTAGCCCTCTTGAACAGCAGAATTACGAACGCTCAACCGGCGTTTACGGCAGCGCATTGGACACGGCAGGCCAGCAGATTGGCCGTGTGAATCAAGCTCTTGGACAGGGCCTAAACACCGAAGGCTTGCCAGAGCTTCAAGGCTTCAACGCGCCAGACTTTGACCGTCAGCGGTATGAGGATGCGGTTTATGCGAGCCAGACCCGTCGCCTTGACCCTCAGTTTGCACGGCTTGAAAGGTCGCAGGATGCACGTCTTGCCGCGCAGGGCCTTGGAGCGAATAGCGAGGCTACGCGAAACCTTCGATCTGATTTTGCTAGAGGTCGAAATGACGCTTACGAGGGAGCCGCTAACCAAGCCATTCAAGCCGGTGGTGCTGAGCAATCTCGTGCTATTCAACAAGCCATTGCGGGCGGGACATTCGGTAATCAGGCGCGGACGCAGGGCCTTCAAGAGCGGGCGTATATCCAGAACCAGCCGCTTCAACAGTTGCAAGCCCTGCTAGGCACGGGTCAGGTCGGTATGCCTCAAGGTATCCAATACAGCCCGACCGGCGTGGGTCAGACGGACGTGCTCGGCGCTAATGCGCTGTCACAGCAGCAACTCAATAACAATTATCAAGCCCGCATGACGGCAAATAACGCGCTCATGAGCGGCTTGTTTCAGCTTGGTGGCGCGGCGATTGGCACAATGGGTCCGCCCACTCCTTCTGACCGTCGCCTTAAGCGCGACATTAAACGCGTTGGCACGATGGCTAACGGCCTGCCGGTCTATGAATATCGCTATGTGTGGGGCCGCAAGCGTCACATCGGCGTAATGGCTCAAGACGTGCTTAAGGCTGGCATTGATGCGGTGGTCCGTCACTGGACGGGCT